CGCCATTATGCTCTGCCACTCCCTCTCCCTTTCCCTCTCCCTCTCTGGTCCTGGCATTCTCCTAATATATATATAGATATTTTTAATACTTAATAATATTAAAATATTAATAAATGTAATGCACATTATTCTTAAATGTTCTAATGGTAAATAATTATATATGAAGTTGATGATGTTTATGGTATTAGAAACAATTAAAAAAATATGAAAATGAAGATATTTCATGAAAATAATCAAAAAATATTAATATCAGATAAAAATTAAATAAATATTTAAACTTATCAAAATTATAATGTTAAAATCAGTTAAGAATTTAATAGTTTAATATTAATATTACATGCAAAATAATACATTAATTAAATATAATAATACTAATAAATTTAATATTTTAGTATATTATAAGAATGCTAAATTGCCTATTTTATATGGATTAATAACAGGTAGTATATCATCATTTATATTATCATATATACCAATAATATATACAAAAATAGTTAAATATTTATTAAATGAAGATAGAAAAGAAAATAATTTAGAAGAATTAATATTTTCCTTTTTATTATATAAATTTTCAGGAACTTTTTTTGCAGGTTTAAGAGGATATGTATTTACAAAATATATACATATAATTGCAACTAAATTAAAAAAAGATATAATTTTAGAATTATTTAGAAAAGATTTAAATTTTTATTATAAAAATGATGAAACACAAACGATAGATCTTGTAATATCAGATGCAAAAAAAGTAGCAGATTTATATACAATATTTTTAAATATGTCTGTGCGAAATACAGTACAATTATGTGTAGTTTCATATATTTTAATAAAAAAATCTATTATATTATATATAACAGTTGTATGTTTATCTTCAATACAATTTATAATAGAAGAATTTTATAATGAATATTTTTATCAAAAAAGTGTAGAAAATGTAAATAATATAGAAATTGAAGAAAAAATAATAACAGCAGATTTTGTAAATAAAATAGTAACATATAAATCTATGGGATTAGAAAATAATTTTAAAACAATTATGGATAAATTATATGAAAAACATTTATTTTTAAAAAATAAAGAAGCATTATATTATGGTATAAATTTTTTAGTTACTCACACTGTAAATAATTCATTGCAAATATTTTTAATATATTTAGGTGTTTATTTAAAAATTAATTATAATACAATATATGAATTTACATATTATATAGGAGAAATTAATAATATAATTAAAGAATTAACAATTGTTAAACATGATTTTGTTAAAAATAAATTACCTTTAAAAAAAATAAAAGAATTATTTAATAATTCTGATAATATTTATTGGGGAAATTATAAATATCCTGATATTAATGAATGTATTCCAACTTTAGAAATTAAAAATTTATCATTTTCATATTCCGAAAACAATAATATATTTAATAATTTAAATTTAACTATTAATCCATATTCTATTACTGGTATACGTGGAAATTCTGGTATTGGAAAAAGTACATTTTTTAAATTATTATTAAGACTTTATAATTATAATTACGGTTCAATTCTTATTGATGATATACCAATAGAAAATTTTGATAGAAATTATTATTATAATAATATAATAACATATGTGGGTCAAGAACCTGAATTATTAGAAGGAAGTATTTATAATAATATATTAAGTAATAATTTATATAATTATGATAAAAAATTATATAATGTTATTTTAGAAATATTAAGTGATATAAATAATGTATATGACTCTTCTGAAAAATTATCAGGAGGACAAAAACAACGAGTTGCTATATGTAGAGCTATTATGAAAAAACCTAAAATATTATTATTGGATGAACCATCATCAGCATTAGATATTGATAATGAAAAAAAATTATTATTATTATTGAAAACTATAGGTTATAATTATAATTTTACAATAATTATTATATCTCATAGAAATGAAACATTGAAATTATGTAATAATATTATTGATTTTAATAAAATTTATAAAAATAATTAAAAAAAAATATCTAAATCTTTTTTCATATTTTCTATAGCTTTTTTATTTGATTTATCTGCTATATCTTTTACATTAAAATTTTCAATATTATCATAAATTTCTAATTCATTTTTCATTTGCGATAATGCCAAATCATTTAATTCTTCTGCTCTTTTTTCATTATTTGCATATTTAATATTATTAATAATATATTTTATACCTGTATATATTGCATATATTATTAATACTATTAATATTACTATAATAAATATAACAAATAATATTAATATAAATTCTTCCATCTTAAAAAATAACAATATTTTTTTTATTACATTACTTCTAATATTTTTAACATACTTTCTGTATCTAAATGCGACGGATCTGTAATATTTACATCTTTTGGTAATGATATATTTTTTAATTTTTCCTTATCAATTCCTGACATATCAAATAATTGCGATTGGTCAAAATCATCAAGACTACTATCGTCTGTATCATCACTATCATAATTCGGCTCTATTTTGTTGTCATCTTCTAAATCATCTTCTAAATCATCTTCAAAATCATCTCCGAAATCATCTCCGAAATCATCTCCGAAATCATCTCCGAAATCATCTCCGAAATCATCTCCGAAATCATCTCCAAAATCATCTTCTAAATCATTTACGAAATCATCATCATTTTCTAAATCATCTTCTGTTTGTAAAACATGGGGTGCTCGTGGGGGCGCTTGGTTGCTTGGATGATGGACCGCCGTGTTCTTGTCCTTGAGCTCCCTTTGTGGAAGTCGAGGAGGAGGAGGAGGAGGAGGTCGTGCAGGAAGATGGGGAGGGGGTGCTCGTGGGCGCGCTTGGTTGCTTGGATGATGGACCGCCGGGTGCGGTTTCTGGACTGCGAGTAACTTTGTTGCGTCAATGAATAATTTTTTATTATAATAATTATCAAGAAATTCTAATTCTTCATTCATTAAATTTTGTTTTATCAACACATCTTCTGGCGAGAACGATCTCCCAAGAGTAAGCTCAATCCTTATATATGTCTGTAAATAATTATCTATATTTATAGATAATTTTCCATTAGGGAAATTTATAAAATTTGCTATGGGTGTGCCTACTTTTCTGTAATAGGTGTTATAATAATCGATTAATGAATTTAAATTATTAGTAATGGTGTAATCGCTGGGCACTGCCTTATTTAACTCTTTTAAACTTAAAATGCGAGAAAATAACTTTTCACGACTATATTTTCCACTTTTCTGAATATAAAACATATAATATTTAAATTCATCAAGAGTTAATAATCCGTCATTATTAAGATCCAATTTTAATAATAGTTCTCTATAAATTGGCATAAGAGTTTCTAGTGTGTCGTTTTTTATAAATAAATTTTTATTATAATTTGTGGAAATATATAAAGATGTTTTGCGCATTTTTTCAAGGTCCATTACGCCCTCCAGAACGTCAGGATTCGTGGATGTAATCATTTCATTCGACAGATATATGATAAATGTTTCCATATAATTTTGTATATTTATAGTATATTTTCCATTTTCCAAATTAATAAAATTTGCTGTTAGATCACCAGATTTTTTATTCTTGTTATAATTATCAATCCATGGCTGCATTTCTTGTATAAAGTTGTCTGTATATAGCATTGGTATAAGGTTTAATTCATATAATGTTAAAATAGGCATTTCTATTTTTTTGAATTTGTAGCCTGCAACATAATAATAAAAGTATTTAAATTCGTCAAGAGTTAATAATCCATCATTATTAAGATCAAATTTAGATATTAATAAATTAATTTCTTGCCTAAAAATTTTCTTATATTCTTCTATTTCGATTATAGCATCATCATCAATTATTGGATCATCATCAATTATTGGATCATCATCAATTATTGGATCATCATCAATTATTGGATCATCATCAATTATTGGATCATCATCAATTATAATATCGCTAGTTGTAGGACCATCATCAATAATAGTATTATCACCGATTGTGTTATTTTCAAATGAGTTATCAAAATCAAATATTTCCCCTGTCTCAATTATATAATCTATTAATTTTTTACAAGACTTATTTGGTAATCCTTCAAGTATTAATTCGCAATAATTATTTTTAGTACTAGTTATAAAAACAGTAATATTATTTAATCCATTTGGATATAACTCTTTTAATTTCATAGCAAGGGCAGTCATACATAGACTTCCATCTCCTTGAGATCTAACATCACCGCAGTTTTGACGGGCATATTCATTGTCAGTAGTAAATTTTTCTATTTTATCACTATTTTTAATAGTTCCTAATATCATACCATTTTCTAAAAATTTAATTTTAGCTTTTGGACCTAATTCATTTTTAATATTTTCAATAGCATATTTTTTATTTAATTCTTGAATTTCAAATTCTCTATCAGAATTTGTTATATATGCATTTTTATTAAAAAAATAATATGCTCCAGATAATGGTATAGTAATAATCAATCCGAAAATCGCAATAAATAATAATTTAACTAATGTTAATTTACTATTTGAAAAAAGTGCAAATAAATAAAATAATACAAAAAATACAAGATAATAAGTTAATATACTTATTGTATAAAATCCTTGTGGCGATTGGTCATACATCATATAATTACTCTATTTAATAAAAATATAATAAAATCATTCATATAAGTTTAAAGAATCGTCATCTGTATCAACATCATCAATGTCGTAAATATTATATTCATCATTAATATTATTATAATTGCTTTTGTTAGTATTATCATAATGAATATCAATATTTGCAATATTATCATTATATGTTTCGTCATCAATTTGTGATTCATTATCAGTTTCTTGAATATTATCAATATCTTGAATATTATCAATATCTTGAATATTATGAATATCTTGAATATCATCTAAATCCGTGTTTATTTTGTGTTCTGATTGAATTGTATTAAGAGTATCATTCTTAATATAGTGATTATTATCATATAATATATTATTTGTATTGTTATAGTTAATAAAATATTCTGGATTGGAAATATTATTATTATATATGTAATAATCATTATATTTTTTTAAAGTAGAACCATTGGTAGTATTTACAGTTCTGATAAAATAAAAACTAATAATAATAAATAATAATAATAAAATAACAATACTATTATTTAAATTATCTGTTAAATCATTTGAATTAGATAATATAATAATAGATGAAAATAATAATGCAATAAACAATAAACTAATTAAGAAAAAATTAAAAAATTTTTTTGTATTTAAATTTAAAATCATTAAATATCTATTCTATTTAAACATATATAAAAAAAATAATATAGAATAAGTAA